GCGTTTGTGCAGTAGTCGGACTGATTATTCAGGCCATTGCTGCATATCGCAAAGATCAACGAGATGAAGAGCTACACGATAAGCTCATGAATGAGAGTGATCATGACAAACAAGACTAAACTTTTCGTAATTGGTTCAACTATAGCCGCCTCGATGGGCGGTTTTTATATTTTTGGGCCTAGTGATCAGCAAGTTCAGGCTACGGCCGCAAAAGAAGGTTATACAGCTAAACCGACCATCCCGGTGAGGGGTGACCGTCCGACTATTGGGAATGGCACAACATTTTATCCAGATGGCCGTGCTGTAACCATGAAGGACCCAGCTATTACTCGAAAGCAGGCTTTTGAGTATCTCAAATACACAATGAATAAAGATGCTAAAGCATTCAATAAGACATTGCTGAATATTCCAATTTCACAAGCTGAATATGACCTTTATCTAGATTTTACTTATCAATATGGGATTGGTGCCTGGTCTGGCTCATCCATGCTGAAAAATCTAAAAATTGGAAAATATAAAGCCGCTTGTGAATCGTTATTGAAATGGAAATACGTTGCAAAGCGTGATTGTTCAATCCGTTCCAATGGTTGTTATGGTGTTTGGGTACGTCAAGTTGATCGTTATCAAAAATGCATGGGGGCTAATTCATGACTTGGATTTTATTAAATAAACGTTGGTCTTTAATTATCCTCTTAACGGTCCTTTACATCATTCAAATAGGGTACACCAATCATCTAGCGGGTAAGTTAAAACAAGCTGATCAGCAATGCATAGCCCAAATACAAGATATTGAGCGTAAGCAGGTAAAAGCACTTGCTGAAGCACAAAATGAGCTAAATAAAGTGAGTGCCGATTATGAGCAATATAAATCAGAGCAACGTACAAAAGTCGAATATGTTGAGCGTGAAGTGCAAAAGATCGTTGAACGTCCTATTTATAAGTCTGCTTGTATTGACGCTGATGGCATGCAGCAAATCAACGATCTTATCAAAGCCGGTAATACCAGCTAACCTAATGCAACCATGCCCTAATTTGAATGAATTAGCTGGCACAACGGGCAAAGATTGGATGATTTGGTCTGTTGATACTGTATCTAAATATAATGATTGTAAAGCCCGTCATGGTGGAGTTGTAAAAGCCCTCAATTGAGGGCTTTCATTTTTAATGCAAATAATTAACAAATTTTATAATTAAAAATTACTTTAAAGGTATAAATGCATGTGCTATAAGTTGTAAAACAATAAATAAGGAATAGAGGAATATATGGTCAATAAAATTCGTCGAATTAATTGAAAAAAATTTAACCTAATTTTTAAACATGATGTATAATCGTCGTCCAAATTTTAACTTTTTGTAAAGATTCATTGAATTTTCACAAATAATAGCTATATACATAGTACGGGGTCAAATTTTGGACGAAGCCATTAAAGATATCTATTTGCGTGTTTTGAACATCGCAAATAAATTTTTATCTCAAAGTAAGATTGTATCACTCAATATTGAATACTTGAGTACCATTGACCCTAGTGCGCAGGAAGTCGCGAGTATTATGCAACAATTAGCTAATATTCTCGAAGATCTTGAGTGTGATGATCCTAATATTACTTTAAATGTACGCCAATGCATTTGGGTGATTGAAGGGATCGCAAATGCCATAGTGGCAGGTGAGTCTGGCGAAGAGCTTCAAAAGCTATACGCTATGCTCGAAAAACATGTAAATGTACCTGTGCCATTATAGATTTAAATTGACTGAGGAATGATCATGAAAAACTTTAAAGAAATCCGTCGTGACTATTTGATTAAAAAAGCAAACAAATTGTTAGATCGCGCAGATTTGTTGGTTGATCGTATTATTGCAAATGCGCACACCGCTGAAAAAGCAAAAACAGAAAAAGCTGCATAATTTTTCTGTATGAAGATTTAAAAACCGCTATTTTTAGCGGTTTTTACTTTTTATAGATATTAGTTATTTATTGTCAACATACCTTCAAACGTAAAATAATTATTAGATTTCAAGTTCTGAGACATCGACCACGATCGGTTTTGATACATACTCCCACCAAAACCCAGTTTGAACTTTCCGAATTTACCTTGTATCCCTTCAATCGCCTGCATCAAATTTTCTGTTTTTTCTAAGTCTCTATAATCGGTTAGCAAGTCATAAGTATAAGTGTGCTTGCTCTCCAGTGCAGTCAAAACTACCCCACATTTTTTAAAATCCACTCCAGGCTTATAAATATATTCCATCATTCTTGTTGTTGCTTTTACAAGCTTTCTGACATCGTCAGTAGGTACTGCAAAAGACTGAGATAATTCTTTTTTATAATATGGTTTATTCACATCAAATGGGCTTGAGTGAGCAAAGCCAATAATGCAGCCGCATAGAGCTTCATCTTTTCTAATGCGGGTGAATGCCTCTTGTGTACGTCGGGCAATAGCTTCTTTTAAGTCATCCTTTTCAGTAATTTTTTGCTTAAACGCACGTGATGAAATTATTTGCTTTCGAGAGGGTGGAGTATCTTCAATTTCAATGCAAGCGATGCCGTTTAGCTCCAGCACTGTACGCTTCATAACGACACTAAATAATGATTCCATGTGATATGGGTTTGACATCATAAGATCATAAACTTTAGTAATTCCCATTGACTCAAGCTTTTTAGCATGCTGGCGGCCAACGCCCCAAACTTCAGAAACGCTGGTCTGTTTATAAAGTAAATCTCTTATATTGGTTGGGAATGATGTAAGGTTACATACGCCATCAAATGTTTTATAAGTCTTTGCAAGATGATTAGCCATTTTAGCTTCAGTCTTTGATCGGCCAATACCCACGCATACGGGCAGACCGATCCATTGCCATACTCGATTTTTCATTAGTCTGGCATAAGCGTCTAAATCGTAGTGCTGTTTGTATGCTGTGAGTTCCAGGAAAGCTTCATCAATGCTATAAGTCTCATGTTCTTTGTCAGTAACAAACTGCTTTAAGATTGCATGAAATCTTTTGCTCATTTCTGCATAAACGGGGTAATTGCTGGAGAGTACAGCGACATTATGTCTTTTAACTAAATCAATAATTTTAAATAAAGGGTCGCCCATTTTGATGCCAATTGCTTTGGCTTCTTGAGAACGTGCAACAGCGCAACCGTCATTGTTGGAAAGCACAATTACGGGTTTATTAATTAATTGAGGGTTGAAGAAACGTTCTATACTTGCATAGCAGTTGTTTACATCAACCAAGCAAAAAATACGCGGTTTCATTTCAAAAGTTGATTACGTTACAAATTCAAGTTAATGGTAGAGATGAGCTTTCAAAAATTCAAATCATAAAAATCTTTGTAAATCAGAGACACGACAATTAAAGACGCTAGAGTGGATGCATTTGGTCGGAAATTCCCCAACTCTAAGCATGCAAAAGTGAATCAATAGAAGTTGGTCATGACAGGTTTTTTGACAGGCACATCTTATAAACAGTAAAATACAATTCAAGCTAGGGGATGTAAGTTATTGATTTTTAGTATCAGTAATTTAATTGTATTTGATAGTGTTTGATTGTTTCGGGTTCAACTCCCGCCATCTCCACCAAGATTCGAAAAGCCCCAAATATTAATTATTTGGGGCTTTTTTATTGACGAATTAAAATTAACAGTTGTACACAAGGTTTTAGTAAACATGACAAATACGAACTTTTCTCAGGTTGCTGCTTTTATTTGGTCTGTTGCTGACCTATTACGAGGAGATTTTAAGCAGTCCCAATATGGGAGAGTAATTTTACCTTTTACATTACTACGTCGTTTAGAATGTGTGTTTGAGAGTAGTAAAACCAGTGTCTTAGAGACAAATGAGAAAGTGAAGGCGATGCCTTTACCAGAAGAAGCAAAAGAAAAAATCTTATTAAAGGCAACAAAGGGCCTGTCATTTTTTAATACCTCAGAGCTTGATTTGAGTAGTTTAGGGCAAAAGAATATTCGGGCAAATCTCGGTAATTACATCCAACACTTTTCAAAAGATGCGCGTGAAATCTTTGAACATTTTAAGTTTGATGAATTTACGGGTTTATTGGATGATGCAAACTTACTTTATAAAGTCATTCAGAAATTTGCTTCAACCGATTTAAGTCCAGAAAATATTTCTAATCATGATATGGGCTTAGTATTTGAAGAGCTTATTCGACGTTTTGCTGAAAGTTCGAATGAAACCGCAGGGGAGCATTTTACTCCACGAGATATTGTACGACTCACCACTGGCCTCATTTTTAGCCAAGATGATGATGCCCTCAATAAAGAAGGAGTGATTCGAACCATTTATGACCCAACTGCTGGGACAGGTGGTTTCTTATCTTCGGGTACGGAATATGTTTATGAGCATAATCCTGAAGCAGTGATGCGTGTTTTTGGTCAGGAACTTAATCCAGAGTCCTATGCTATTTGTAAAGCAGATATGCTAATTAAAGGACAAGATGTCCGTAATATTAAGCTAGGAAATACATTATCTAACGATCAGCTCACTTATGAAAAGTTTGACTATATGCTGTCAAATCCGCCATTTGGTGTGGACTGGAAAAAGATTGAAGACGAGATTAAAGATGAGCACGAACAAAAAGGCTTTAATGGTCGTTTTGGAGCTGGTTTACCCCGTGTGTCTGATGGTTCACTGTTATTCTTGATGCATTTGATTAGCAAGATGCGAGATGTGGATAGCACTGGTCAAGGCAGCCGAATTGGTATCATCTTAAATGGTTCACCTTTGTTTACAGGGAGTGCAGGCAGTGGTGAAAGTGAAATCCGCCGTTATATTTTAGAAGCGGATTTGCTTGAAGCGATTATCGCCTTACCTACAGACATGTTCTATAACACAGGTATTGCGACCTATGTTTGGGTACTCAGTAATAAAAAAGATGCTGAACGTAAAGGCAAAGTGCATTTAATTAATGCATCGAACCTCAGCTCGAAAATGCGTAAGTCACTTGGTTCAAAGCGTAACTATCTAACAGAATCAGAAATTAGGACAATTACCCAAAACTACGGAGCGTTTGAAGCAGTAGATACATTGACTTTAGATGGTGAAAGTGAACAGCAAAAACCATTCTCAAGCAAAATTTTTAACAGCTATGAGTTTGGCTATCGCCGTGTGACCATTGAACGTCCGTTACGTTTATCAGCGCAATTGTCTGATGACCGAATTGCAACTTTACGTTTTGCGCCTAAGCCATTTAATGCTGTGATGCAAAAAGTCTATGAAAGCTATGGTAAAGAGTGGACTGAAGCAAGTTATGGTCAGTTGAGTGATGATGCTCAAGTTGAAATTCGTGCTCTGATTAAAGCTGAATTTAGTGAACTCAAAGAAAAAGATATTAAAACTGTACTTGAGCCAAAACTCTGGTTAGAGCAACGGGCTTTAATGCGTAAAGTACAAAACTTACAAACCAAGATAGGTATAGCGCAGTATGACGATTTTAATGCCTTTGATGAACTGTTCAAACAGGCTTTAAAAGACACCAGTATTAAACTCGAAGCGAAAGAGAAAAAGCAGTTTTTGGATGCCATCAGTTGGAAAAATCCAGAAGCTGAACCTGTGATTAATAAAGTCATTAAAGCCCAAGAAAACCCGCTATATGGACAGTTTAGGTATAAAGGCAAAATAGTTGAGTTTGTACAGGATGGTGATCTGCGTGATGCCGAAAATATTGCTTTAGACCCAACCCAAAGCACCATCGATTTAATTGAGTCGTATTTTAAGCGTGAAGTGCAACCGCATGTGCCTGATGCGTGGATTAATGCGGATAAGCGTGATGCACAGGATGGCGAGATTGGCATAGTCGGTTATGAGGTTCCGTTTAACCGTCATTTTTATGTGTATGAGCCACCACGTGATTTGGCAGAAATTGATGCGGATTTGGATGCGGTGAGCCGTGAAATTATGGCACTTCTACAAGAGGTGCATTCGTAATGGCAAAGTATCAAAAATATACTGAATATAAAGATTCAGGTGTTGAGTGGTTAGAAAAAATTCCGAGTCATTGGAAAGCAAGTTATGTTGGCGTTGTATCAGATGTTATTGATCCGCAACCAGATCATCGTGCACCAGCAATATCTGAAAATGGGGATGGATTTCCGTATATTGGAATTCGAGATGTAAATAAAGATGGAACATTAAATTTTGAAACTGCACGACCAGTAGAAGAAAGTGCAGTAATAAAGCAAGAACAAAGTTTTACTATCGAACCTCATAATATTATTTTCTGTAAGGTTGGCACTCTAGGCTTACCAAGAAAAATCATTCCTCATGGACGATGTGCTCTATCGGCTACTTTAGTTTTGATTAAAGCTAGAAAAATTGAAAGTCAGTTTTTACTATATGCTTTAGATAGTGATTGCATAATCTCACAAACCAACTTTGTTGCAACAGGCTCGACTCGTGCAGCATTAGGTATTCAGCAAATACGTAAATTTAGGATACCTTTGCCACCAAATTCAGAACAAGTTGCAATAGCATGTTTTCTTGACCACGAAACCGCACAAATTGATACCCTCATTGCCAAACAAGAAAAACTGATTGAACTGCTAAAAGAAAAGCGTCAAGCAGTGATTAGCCATGCCGTGACTAAAGGTTTAAATCCAAATGTACAAATGAAGGATTCAGGTGTGGAGTGGTTAGGAGAAGTGCCTGAGCATTGGAAATTAGTCCCTTTAAAATATTTATGTTCATTTAGTGGCGGTGGGACACCAACAAAAGATAATTTGACCTATTGGACTAATGGGAATATTCCTTGGGTTTCTCCAAAAGATATGAAAACTTTTTTGATTAAAGAAACACAGGATTACATTACTGAAAAGGCAGTTAAAGAATCTTCTACAAATATGGTTGAACCGAATAGCTTACTTATAGTTGTTCGATCAGGGATTCTGCAAAGAACCATTCCTATTGCGATTAATATTGTTCCTGTAACAATGAATCAGGATATGAAAGCACTTAAATTTGGTCAAAGAATTTTAGTAGAGTATGTGGCTAATTTGATTCATGGAAATACGCAGCAATTACTTTTAGAGTGGTCTAAAGAAGGTGCAACTGTAGAAAGTATTGAGCATGAATATTTAGCTAATAGTATTACTCCTGTTCCACCAATTGAAGAGCAAGAAGAAATAATCCAACATATTGATAATGAGTTGAAATTATTTAAGCAACTTGAAAATAATGCAAATAAAGCAATTCAACTCATGCAAGAACGCCGTACAGCCCTTATTTCAGCAGCCGTAACTGGCAAAATTGACGTTCGGCATCATGCCTCACGTATTATGGGCAACGATAAAATGCAAACTGAGGTTGTTTAAATGAATGCATTGTGTTTTTGTCGTTGTCCAAATCGGCTATCCCTGCCGATTTGTGAGGTTCGAAAATGGCAAAATCCCAATAAAAACAAAGATGAAAATATGAAATAAAGTGTATGATAATCTTTATTCGTTCTACACAAATCTGTTCCCAAATGCGAACAAAAAAATATTGCACAAAATCGCACAATGTTGCACAATACGCTCAACAACACCCGACAAGGCTATGCAAGCAATTGTATCCTCAAATTGTCGGGTTACTTTTTTCTATTACTCAAAAAAATAACAATAACATGAGTTATATAGCGTTACCTCAACTTGAGGGTAACGCTATATGAAAGCATTTAATAAATCCCCCAAAACATTTTCCGAGCAACTGGAGATTTTAAAATCTCGTGGTATGGTCGTTTCCGATGAACAAAAAGCCATTTTTCATTTAGCTCAAGTCAATTACTATCGCTTGGGGGCTTACTGGCTGCCCTTTGAACAAACTCATTCACCACATTGTTTTAAAGAAAACACTCATTTTGAACAGGTGTGGGAAATCTATGTTTTTGACCGTGAACTTAGATTATTGGTACTCGATGCAATCGAACGAGTTGAAGTAGCCATTCGTACCCAATTTGCCTATGAACTTGCACATCGGCATGGTGCACATGCATTTATGGATCAGCAATATTTTAAAAACGAATATAGATGGACAAAGTTACTCGAAGGGTTACAGGGCGAAATAGACCGTGCAGATGAGGTCTTTATCGACCACTATAAGCGGAATTATGATACGCCTAACATGCCACCGATATGGGCAACTTGTGAAGTGATGAGTTTTGGGCAACTCTCTAAATGGTATCAGTTGCTTGCACCAAGACATACCCGAAAAGCGATATCAGGTCACTTTGATTGTGCAGAGACACAATTTGAAGGTTTATTACACCATCTCGTGTATTTGCGTAATACTTGCGCTCATCACTCACGGCTATGGAATCGTAAATTTACCAAAACCATTGCGAAACCTAGAAATAAACCTTTGGGCTTAGCACAGCAATGTAATTTTGATGAAACCACATCGGCAAATCGTAAACTGTATAATAGCTTGGTTTTTTTACTGTATTTTATGGATAAAATTACCTTACAACACACATGGCGTCAGCGTTTGCTTGACCTCTTATTATCACATAGCAACATATCAAAAGCATTTATGGGCTTTCCTGAAGATTGGCAAACTTATCCAATTTGGCAGATAAAAAAATAG